CTATTTTCCCGCAGAAAACCAAAAATTCAGATTTTTTGATTTCAATTTTGGCAAAAAAACGAAAAAAGCAGAATTTAATTATTTATGACCGAAGAAAACCGCATTGAACGCGAGAAAGAAATCTTTGCAGAGGTAGGCGAAGACACCACCCTGCGGCCGCTGGTGCATCACGCTGTATACCTGGAATCACAGCTGGAAGAGCTGGAGCTAATGCCGAAGATCCGGATCCATCCGAAGGACCCGTCAAAGCAGAAGGCCACGGCCGCCGCGAAGCTGTACAAGGAATACATGCAGCAGTACCTGAACGCGATCAAGATCCTGATGCGCCGCGCCGGGACAGACGAAGCCGACGAAGACAGCCCGCTCCGGGCATGGTTTAAACAGCATGCTGATCAGTGAGAAAAAAATCTGGACGCCGGACAACTCCGACCTGCTGAAATACAGAGCCATGGCCCAGGCCGGCGACGTGATCATCGGCCAGGACCTGCAGATCGAGCTGGACAATCTGGCCGAAGACATAGCAGTGGAGCGCTTCCTGTACGACGTGACCGACGCGGTCCTGCGCATGGACTTCATGGAGAACTGCGTGCGGCTCACGAAGTCGCCATATTACAACAAACCCATGAAGCTGATGCAGTGGCAGAGGGCACTGATCGAAGCTATTTACAGCTTCAAAATGCCGGACACCGCACTCAGACGATTCTGGAGTGTACTGTTGCTGATCGCGAGGAAGAACACAAAGTCAGAGACATGTTCCGCCATGGGGGTCACGGAGTTCTTCCTGGGACCTGCAGGCGCTGACATAGTCGCGGCATCCAATGACGACGCCCAGGCGTCTATCGTCTACGACGCGATCGACACCATGCGCAAGCTGATCGACCCGCGGGACCGCGACAGCCGCAGAAATCAGCGCTTTATCCGCAACCTGACGACCGACACGAAGATCTTCAAACTCTCCGATCGGACGCGGAACAAGGAAGGCCGCAACATTGACGTCTCTTTCCTGGACGAGTCCCACGAGATGAAAGACAACGTCATCGCAAAGTCGATCGAGCAGTCCCAGTCACTGAAACCGGAACCGCTTTTCGTAAACCTGACGACAGAAGGCTTTATCTTCGACGGATTCCTGGATGGGGAGCTGGCGCAGGCGCGCAAAGTCATCTATCAGGAAGACCCGGACAACCCCGCCCTGATCCATAAACTCCCGTGGCTCTATACCCAGGACAGTGAAAGCGAAGTCTGGAACGGAAACCGCGAGAACCGGCTCTGGATGAAGTCCAATCCGACATTAGGAATAGTCAAAAAGTGGGAATACCTGGAAGCCCAGGTTGCGGCCGCCCGGGAATCGAAATCTGACCGTATTTTCGTCCTGTCGAAGGACTTCAACATCAAGCAGACCGCAGTCCAGGCATGGCTGAACGCAGAGGATTATGACTATGACTGCAGGTTCAGCCTTGAACAGTTCGACGGAGCCTATGCGATCGGAGCCGTCGACCTTGCGGAAACGACTGACCTGGTCTGTGCCCGCGCCCTGCTGATGCGCCCGGGAGACAGCCGGAAGTACATCATCGGCCATTATTTCATCCCTGAGAGCAAGCTCCAGGACAGCAATGACGCGGCAGAGGGCGCCAAATACGACGAATGGAAGACGGCGGGGATCCTGACCGTCACCGAAGGCAATGACATAGACCTGTCGATCGTCGCAGACTGGTACCTGCAGCTGTACAGAGATTACGGCATAAAGCTGTGGAAATGCGGATACGACCAGAAATTTGCAAAGGACTGGCTGAACCGCATGGAAGCGCTGGGATGGACGAAGGCCGGAAGCGATCCGGACCTGGTCATGATCCTGCAGAACGCTGAAACGCTCTCAAATGCGATCAAGCTGGCAGAAGCGGACTTTAAAAGCCGCCTGATCTGGTACGACTGCGAAGCATACGACGGCCGTGAAATGGAACAGTGGAATTTCCGGAATGCGTGCCTGCAGGCTGACAATAAAGGCAAGTGTCTGATCGTGAAGCAGAAGGCCGCGAAGAAGATCGACGGCGCTGTCTGCCTGGCAATCCTGTATGAGATGTACAGGCGCTACAGGACCGACTACAAAGACATCGTTAAGAACGCATTCCCGGAAGAAGAAGGGTAAAAATGGGAATTTTTGACAAGATATTTCGCCGGCTGCCGACGCGGTGGCGCTACGCGCTGACCATGAATGGATATTCACCGACATATCCACAGTTCGGCACGAACATATATATGTCGGACGCAGTCCAGCAGGCGCTGAAGTGTATCGTCGACGAAGTGAAGAAGCTGAACCCGACGCATATCAGAATGGTCGACAGTGAGCCGGTACCAGTAACAGATTCGACCGTTTCCGCAGTCCTGGCAGACCCGAACCCGCTTATGACGACGTCGGAATTCCTGGAGAAGGTCACATGGCTGCTATTGCTCAATTATAACGTCTTCATCATCCCGACCTATTACACATGGATTGATCAGAAAAGCGGCCAGGAACGCCGCTATTACGAAGCGCTTTACCCGGTGAAGCCTACACAGGTCAATTTCATCGAAGACGCTGCAGGCCGCCTGTATGTGCAGTTCTTTTTCGCTGACGGAACGCAGACGACACTGGCATATGACGACGTCATCCACATCAAATACAACTATTCCGTCAATGAGTACATGGGCGGCAATGAGGTCGGCCAGCCCGACAATGCGGCACTTCTGAAGACCCTGCAGCTGAATGAGACCCTGCTGCAGGGGGTGGCCAGGGCCATGAATGCATCCTATGCAGTCAACGGGATCGTCAAATACAACACCCTGATGGACGATGGAAAAACGGACAAAGCCCTGAAGGAACTGGAACGCAAGCTGCAGAATTCAGAATCTGGATTCATGCCGTTGGATATGAAAGCGGAATTCATCCCGCTGGAGCGCCGGACGGAGCTGGTCGACGCGGAAACGCTCAAATTCATTGACGAGAAGATCCTGCGCAACTGGGGCGTCCCGCTCCCGATCCTGACCGGCGACTATACGCAGGCCCAGTATAACGCCTTCTACCAGAAGACCCTGGAGCCGCTGATCATCGCCATGTCCCAGGCAATCACGAAAAAGGTCTTTACCAAACGAGAAAAGGCTTTCGGCAATCAGGTCAAATTGTACCCGAAAGACCTGATTTTCATGTCGGTGGAACAGACCCTGGAGATGATCGAGAAACTGGCACCGACAGGCGCCCTGTTTGAGAACGAGAAGCGCACGGCATTGGGCATGCGGCCGCTTCCGGAGCTTGCCGGCAAGCGCTACATGTCATTGAACTGGATCGATGCAAATCTGGCCGCAGACTACCAGGCCAACAAGATCAGCGGCGCAAGCGTCGAGATCGTCGACGAGACAAAAGAGGATATTTAGATGGACACACCGCAGAGCCGGAACGAAGCCATATTACAGAACATACTGGGAGCCGACAACATCCTGCCGCTCCCGCAGAGCCGGATAGAGGAGATCCTGCAGGCGATCCTCTACGACGAAGCGATCACCATGGAAGCACAGAGCCGAAACGAAAGGATCCTGCTGGCCATCCTGAACGACGGAGTCTATGAGGACCCGCCGCAGAGCCGGATAGAAGAGATTTTGATCGCGAAGCTGAACGGCACGGCCTACACCAAAACACCGCACAGCCGCATTGAAAGCCTGCTGATCGAATGGCTGCAGATCCCCGTCGGCCCGGCATTGCTCAAAACGGCAGAGGGCGACGTCATGGAAGACAACGCCGGCAATATGCTGATATCCGGAAAGAGGGCAAGAAATGGGAGTTAAGAGCAACAACATCGAGAAAAGATCATATTTTTTCGACATCCAGACGCGGGACGACGAAAACGAAGGGATCGTGATCCTGTCCGGCCGTCCGATCGTCTACAACAGCAGGACGGATCTGGGAATGTTCGACGAGATCATCCAGCAGGGGGCGCTGGACGGCGCAGACCTGACAGACGTCCGCTTCCTGGTAAACCATGACACAAGCCGGATCCCGCTGGCCAGATCCCGCCGCAACAACGGGAACAGCACCATGCAGTTTTCCGTCGACCAGGAAGGCATGCGGATCGACTGGGTGAAGCTGGACGTCAAAAACAACGAACAGGCACGCGCCCTGGCCAGCGCTGTGAAGCGCGGCGACATAACAGGCATGAGCTTCATGTTTATTTTTGACGACGACGGCTATGAATGGCAGAACCTGGAAACAGATCACCCGACCCGCGTGATCAAACGGATCCTGTCAGTCATTGAAGTCAGCGCCGTGACATTCCCGGCGTATGATGCGACATCGATTGAAGTAAATCAACGCAATCAGCAGGCGCTGGAGAGCGCCCGCGCCGCGCTGGAGAGCGCGCGAAAGCGTGAAGATAAGCCGCTGGACAGCGAGCTGGAACTGTTAAAGGCTAAGACAATGATCCTGTGCAATATGTGACAGGACAGCAAGAAAGGAAAACAATGCGAAAGAAAATTCTCCAGAGAAAAAGACAGAGATTCGTAGAAAAAAGAACAGCCCTGCAGCAGAGGGCGCAGGCATCCACAGACGCGGCAGAGGTCCGCGGGATCAATGAGCAGATCACTGACATCAATGCAGAGATCGCAGACATTGACGAAGAACTGAAGGCCATCGAGGAAGAAGAGCAGCACAGATCTGCAGACCCTGTACAGGCAGGCACACAGATCCCCCAGGGCGCACAGGTGCGCGGCGGCAATACCGTCGGGTCATTCCAGCCTGCACAGCCCGCACAGCCCGAAGTTCCCACACTGGCAAGCGTCGAGTACAGATCTGCATTCCGGGCGTACGTGACCGAAGGGACCCCAATCCCCGCACAGTTCAGAAACGGCGAGGCCATCACCACCCAGGAAACCGGCGCGGCGATCCCCTGGACCGTCATGAACGAGGTCATCAACACCGTCAGAAAGCGCTACGGCAACCTGTACAACAAGGTCCGCAAGACATCCGTCCGCGGCGGCGTAGAGTATCCTGTAGGCGCCCTGCAGGCGACATTCAAGTGGATCAACGAGTCCACCGTATCGCCCCGCCAGAAGATCGGCGCACTGGGTAAAGTCGTCTTCCAGTATCATGTCGGCGAGATCAGAGTCAGCCAGACATTCCTGTCCCAGCTGCTGACCCTGGAAGCCTTCGAAGCAAAGATTGCCGAATGCATTGCCATTGCATACCTGCAGGCCATGGACGCCGGCATCATCTCCGGATCCGGTGACGGCTCCATGCTGGGAATCGTAAACGATCCCCGCGTCACCAACACCATCACCATGACCGCGGCCGATATCAACAACTGGACAAAGTGGAGAAAGAACTTCTTTGCAAAGCTGCCGCTTGGATACCGCGCTGGTGAGTTCGTTTTCCCCGTCGGCACCGTTGACGCATACCTGGAGACCATGGCAGACAGCAACAACAACCCCATCTTCAGGCAGGCGACCGGCCTGGAAGTCAATGACGGCGACGCCATGAACCCCAACGGCAGATTCTTCGGCCGTGAGATCAGCCTGGTCGAGCCGGACATCATCCCCGACTTTGACACCGCACAGGCCGGCGACGTGATCGGAATCTTCTGGCAGCCGCAGGACTATGCGATCAACGAGAACTTCGCATGGACCATGCGCCGCTACTTCGACGATGAACTGAATGAATGGGTCAACAAGGCCCTGGTCGTCACCGACGGCAAGATCCTGAACCCCACCGGCTACTACAAGATCATCAAAGGATGATCCGGCACGGCAGATAAAGAAAGGGGATCAGACAAATGAAGACCACAGTAGAAGCATTGAAAGATTTATATGCAGCACTGGGCGGCACTGACGACGTGACAGAGATCAGCCTGACGGCTGAGATGATCGAGAAGATCGCCGAACAGGTCGTAGCGTTCGCAGCGAACGTAGCGAACGCAGCGAACGCAGCGAACGCAGAGGGTTAACCATGAATGAATATCTGACAGCCGTAAAAGCAGCCTTAAACATCACCGGCGAAGACCAGGACGCGGCGCTCCTTCAGTGGATCGAGGAAGTCCTGGAGTTTATCAAGGACGCGGGCGTAAAGCCTGAGAACATCACAAAAGGACTGATTGCCCGCGGCGTGTCCGACCTGTGGAACTACGGAGCGGGCGACGGACGGCTGTCAGAATATTTCTGCTGGAGAGTGACACAACTGTCGTACAAATGAGAGGAAAACAAAAATGATCAATTCTAACAGAATCGTCCCTGTAATGGCCACCGACCTGATCACGCTTTACGGGACCATCATGAAACTGGCAGGCACAAACGTGACAGCAGTACAGGCCGACGATCCCGGCGTCTTTAATCTGACATCCGGATCCGGCAACATGCTGGCAGCGGAACCCGTGAAATCCATGGATTTCGGCAGCGGCGTGACTTCCGCAGTCGTCTATTTCGTCCCGGCCTATGATTTCGCAGGCTTCACCGTCGCAGGCGCAGCCGTCACACCTTCCGGCGCTGCAGTCAATGCAGACGGCCGCACGCTGTACACCGCTACGCTGGCATCCGGAGCCGTCACGATCGCACAGAAAGGATTCTGATCGGTGGCCGGGTATAAGCCCGCGGCCCCGTTCAGGACGGCCATGCGGCTGCTGAATCCGTCCCAGACGCCCGTCAAGGG